TTTGTATGAAATCAACAGAACTTTTTAAAATTGTTTTCTTGACAACTACGTTGTCTCTGAATAAGCGACGTGTAAATACTCTATCTTTGTAACCCAACCACGTGGTATTGCAATTGAACCGCCACCGTGATTATCATCTTTATCGGTACACCACGAGCGCATAATGACTATTTTTTCTTTAGTATTAACAACCATCCATCCTACTTCTTGACACACGGCTAACGGAGCATTAAGTATGTCTTTTATAGGCAGCCAGCCTGTTTCCATATCACGGGCGTCCAACCACGTCACACGGACCATAGGCACCTTTGTAATATCAAAGCTCATTTATGTTGCATGATACTAGAAATTTGCCTATAATCATACGATTAAATAGGCTAATTCTCAAGGCCAGCCTCCTTGCCATAAAACAAGTCATGAATTGCTAGGAGTACATGTTTAAAAAATTTTTTAGAAGCGTAAGAAAAGTTGCAAAAAATATAGCCCCGATAGCTGCCCCTATCGCTGGATTTGCCTTTGGAGCACCTGCAGGAATAGGTATTGGAGCTTTACTAGGACAATACGGTGGTAAAGAAGGAGCGCTCAGAGCAGCAGCTCTTGGTGGTATTGGTGGTCTTGCAGGTAACTACGCACAAACAGGTCAACTATTAGGAGCAAGAGGTGTTTTAGGAAAAGGTGGAGTAGGTTTGAAGGAGGGCGCAAAAAATCTTTTTATGGGAAGATTACCAACAGGTATGGATCCCAGTGTGGCGGCGGGAGATTTAGCTAGATCTACTAGAACAGGTGGAATTGTTGATCTTTTTGGTAAAATACCAGGAGGAAAAACTCTACTCACATCGCTTGCAATTAATGCAATTTTAAATCCACGTGATGAAGAAGATAATACAACTCAAGATGAGCCAGTTGCTGATGCTTTTAAAGATTTAGATGTGGCTGATATTCAATATCCAGACCCTACCCCAGTGTTTGTGGCTGAAGGAGGTATTATGTCATTAGATAAAGGTGGAACTGTAGATGACTATGGTGGTATAGAAGCATTTAAAAGAAAAAATGGTGAGATTGCAGGTCCAGGAACGATGACATCTGACGATATTCCTGCTATGTTAAGTGATGGTGAATTTGTGACTAAAGCTATAAGCGTATTAGGTGCTGGTGTAAAACATGGTGGCGCTAAGACAAAAGATGAAGCAAGAAAAAAAGGTGCTGAATTTTTTTATAATCAACAAAGAGAGTTAGAACCGTTTGGTAAAAAGGTGGTATAATGTCAATAGAAGAAACCAGAGTAAGACAACCCGAGTTTATTGAGAAAAGATCAGAACAATTATTAAAATCCGTCTTTGGTGATCCTGATGCAGTACAACAATCTGGTGAATCGGATGCAGATTTTAATTTAAGAAAATTTGGTTTATCAGGTGTATCACAACCTGTGCCAGGTCAACAAATTGCAAGATTTTCTCAAGATCAATTAGATGCTTTTGGCAACATTAGACAAGGCATAGGTGCTTTTCAACCTACTTTAACAGCAGGTCTTGATGCTGCAGCGGCAGCCACAGGCACAGGAGTTTTAGCTGGACAAACATTAGCAGGAGCACAACAAGCTTTTGATCCTACAACGCAAGTAGATCCTTTCATGAATCAATATAACAAATTTGTTATTGATGAAATTCAAAGACAGGGTGATATATCAAGAAACAGATTACGTGGACAGGCTACAAGAGCAGGTGCTTTTGGTGGCTCAAGAGCAGCAATACAAGAAGCAGAATTAGATAGAGGTATTGCAGGTCAAGTAGGTTTGGCTCAACAAAGAGCTTTTGATTCCGCTTTAAAAGCAGCTCAAGCATCACAAGAAGCACAACAAAGAAGACAGTTAGCTGCTGGTCAGCAATTAGGTAATTTAGCTAGAACACAAGGTGGCCTAGCAGGTATATTTGGTGGATTAGGTCAATTACAACAAGGATTAAATATAAAAGACCAACAAGCATTACTAGGTATAGGTCAAGCACAACAACAACTCCAACAAGCAGGATTAGACACCGCTAGACGTAATTTAATAACTGCTCAACAAGAACCATTTAGAAGAATGCAATTTGCAAGTGATGTGTTGCGTGGAGTACCTAGCGGTCAAACCACATTTAGAGACGTACCAGAGGGTAATCCATTACTTGAATATGCAGGTTTAGGTATTGCTGGAATAAGCGCCTTAGGTGCTTTTGGAGATGCTTTCCCAAATAGTCCACTTACATCATTTCTTAGAGGATAAGTATGGTTGAACCAGTAAACATTTTAAATCTTAACCAAGGATTTGATATGGGAGCTACGATCCCTCGTGGTGTTAACATGAATATTGAAGGCATGTCATTAGAACAATTAAGAGATCTTCAACGTCAATTACAAGACCAAGTGTATACTGACAGAGGTGATTTAATTCCTTTATTTGACAAAGTTTTAGCAAGAATAGAAGATTTAGAAACAAACACAGGAGGTGTAAGCGAGGTTAAATTGACAGATAACATAACTCCTGTTGATAGTGGTGGAATATCGAATGCCGCTAATAAAAAATATATAGGCACTGATCAGTCTGCAGATATTTCTAAGGATCCGCCTTTGGCTGGATATGCGCAGTTTATAGAAAAATATCCTGAAATGGAGCCATTCATCAATCCAAGTAATTCAACTGCAACTTTTAACTTAGCACAAAATGCAGTCTTATCTAATGAAGCGGACGTATTGCAAAATTTAAAAAAGTATACAGAATATGATGCAGAAGCCTTAGGTAAACAAAAAGAAGAAAGTGTTTTAGGTGTTGTAAAAGAATTAGATAAACAAAAAAGAGAAAAAAACCAAAAGTTTTTTGATGCAAGAGATGAAAAAACAAAAGAATTTTTTGAACAGCTCTACACAGATGATAATTATGATTTTGAAAAGAAACTTGCATTAGCTCAATTTGGTTTAGAATTAGCTGGTGGTAGATCGTTCAAAGGTAAAGCTTTACCTATATTATCTGAAGCAGGTCAAAACTTAATTAAAAATTTAACATCTATAAACAGAGCAAAGAAAGCAAGTCAAAAAGAAAAAACTCTTGCAGCTTTTGAATCAGAAATGGGTGCACAACTTGCAC